CCGGCGGCGCGACCATCCGGCTCTATGGCGGGGCCCTGGCCTACGAGCGGATGCGCGGCATCTACCTCGACGGCGCGGTGCTCGACGAATACCCCCTGCTCGCCCCGCAGGCCTTCACCTCGGTCGTTCGGCCTTGTCTGGCCGATTATCGGGGCTTCGCCATCGTCAGCGGCACCAGCGCCGGTGATGACCATTTCCACAAACTCTACTTGAGGGCTCAGGACGATCCCGACTGGGACATCTTCGACATCAAGATCACCGACACCGGAACCGACGCGCTCTCCCTCCAGGAGGTCGAGGAGATGCGCAAGGACATGTCTCCGGACGAGTTCGCCCGCGAGATGATGAACTCGTTCGATGCGCCGATCGAGGGGGCCTATTACGCCGACGCCCTCAACGTGCTCGCCCTGCAGAACCGGGTGACCCGGGTGCCTCCCGATCTCAATACCGACGTGATCACCTCCTGGGATCTGGGCATCCGGCACTTGCAGTGCGTCTGGCTGTTCCAGCTCGCTGGCCGCGAGGTTCACTGGCTCGATTACATCGAAGGCTCGGGCAAGTCTCTCAGCCATTACACCAGCCTGCTCGCCCTGAAGGCCAGGACTGGCGGCTTCCACTATCGCTGCCATCTCCTGCCGCACGACGTCGAGGTGCGCGAGCTGACTACCGGCCATTCCCGGCGCCATGAGCTCACTTCCCTGCTTGCCGAGCCGGTGATCAAGGTGCCCAACCACTCGACCGAGGACGGGATCACCGCGACCCGCGGCGTGCTCGGCGTCTCCTGGTTCGACGCCGACGCGACCCGGCGCGGACTGGCTCGCTTGCGCGCCTATCGGAAGGGCAAATCGGGCGCCGCCATCCCCGACGAGGCCGAGGACGCCGCCGACGCCTTTCGCACCGGCTGCGTCGGCATCCCGATGATCACCTCGATGCGGTTCGGCTCGGGCCGGCTGCGGCGCAGGATCCGAGGGCTGGTGTGATGGTCGGAAGCCTCAATCTCACCGAGGAGAACGTCTTCCACGTTGCAACCAAACCAGGACAGGCGCATTTTGCCTGCGACAACCAACACACCTGCCGGGAGTGCGCGCATTGGCTGAACCAGAAGGGCGATCGGAACAGTCTGGGTCTCCTGAAACCAGCGCGCTGCAGGAAGGCGTTGCTCACTACCCCCGTTCCCATGCCGGAAGTTCCCCACTCGGCGTGGGCGTGCAGGCACTTCGAGGCCAATCCCACCCCGCCTCCGATTTAGAGTCGCTCGACATGCACGCCGGGATGGACGAGCCTGAGCTGCTCATGCAGCTCTTGGAAACCATCGCCAACGAGAAGGCGCGCTATGGCCGCTCGGAGGCCTGGAATATCGTCGCCGCCAATGCCAAGCTCACCGTCGCCGAGCTCGAAAAAGCCAACGAAGCGCCGCCAAGATCTTCTCTCCGCTGAGGAGCTCGAGGCGCTCTGGCGACCGACCCCCGACTTCGTCGGCCCGGTCGCGCCCCCGATGTGGCTGTGGGAGCGCAACGCCGTCAAGCAAGGCCTCTGGCGGAAACGAATGAACCTGTTGTAGAACCGTCGTGCGGGCGGGTCGATTTCATGGGCGAGGACCATGGAACGACTATTCTATCACTTTAAAGATCAAACAGATGCGACTGCCAGCGCCTACGATCCGAAGGATCCGGAGAGCTATAAGCAGTACGTCAAAGCGATGATGTCGGACGCCAAGGATTACGAAAACTCCTTCCTCGCCATCGATCGCCAGAATGCCCAGATGTACTACTACGGTTATGAGCCGTGGATCGGGCCGTATAACCCTGGTCAGCCCTATATCGGTGAAGATCCCAACGCTACGCTCGGTGAAATTCTCAACAAAGACAATACCAACAGCCCCAATCGATCAACATACGTCAGCACCGATGTTAGAGATGCGGTGATGATGATGATCCCATCTTTAATCCGACTATTCGGAGCGACCGAAGCGCCGGTTTTTCTTGTCCCTCGCACCCAGGAAGAGGTCGATGAGGCCGAACAGGCGACCGATTATATCAACTATACGTTTTGGAATGATAATCCAGGTTTTCTCATCCTGTATGGCGCTTTCAAAGATGCTCTTACGGTAAAGACAGGCTTCGTCAAATGGTGGACCGACGATCATAAGGAGATCAAGCGCAAGACTTTCTTGAACGTCACCGCCGAACAACTGCAGATGATCTTATCCGAGGAGCCGAGCGCCAAGCTGGTGTCGATCGGCAATCCGGTTCCTCAACCGCCTGCCCCTGCGGCAGCGCCCCCGGCGCCACTTCCTCCTCCCGCAGGCCCGGCGCCGGGACCAGCGCCGATGCAGGCAAATCAGCCGGGCGCTTCGCCCGGCATGCCGACTCCCGCTCCGCAGGGACCGCCGCCGCCGCGCGCCGGGATGCCCCCGCCCGGCCCGGCGCCCGCTCAGCCTCCGCCGCCGCCCAGCGGCCCACCTCCTGGTCCGATGGCTGGCGCGCCCCCGCCGGCCTTGCCGCCTGCGCTCTTGCAGCCGCCGCCGCCGGTCTACGATCACGCGGTGATCGAGTTCGAAGTCTCCAAGCCGATCATCAAATGCGCTGGCGTGCCGCCCGAGGAGATGCGGCTCGATCGCTACGCGCGAACCTTCCGCGACAGCCGTCTGGTCGGCCATGAGCGGATCGTTCCGGTCGATCAGCTGATCGCCATGGGCTACGACCGTGAGAAGTGCCTCGAGCACATCCAGTCGATGGAAAGCTCGTTCACCGTCGAGCCGCAGTTGCGCAATCCGGCGCGCTTCATGGGCACTCGGATCGGCGACGGCGTGAAGTATGGCGAGTGGTACATCAAGATCGACAAGGACGGCGACGGCTCGCCTGAGCTCCGCTACATCTGCACCATGGGCGAGGACCAGGAGATCGTCGCCGACGAGGAGGCGAACCGGGTCAAATTCGCGATGTTCTCCTGCGACCCGGTCAGTCACACCATCGTCGGCGACTCGCTGGCTGACTACACGCAGGACATCCAGCGGATCAAAACCAACATGACCCGGGCGGTGCTGGACAGCGCGGCCGAGGCGATCAATCCGAAGACGGTCATTAATGAACTGATGGTCACGGTCGACGATGCGCTCAATGATGATCTTGGCGCGGTGATCCGCACGCGCGGCAATCCGGCCGAGTCAGTGCTGTTCACCAACACGCCGTTCCTCGGCCAACAGGCGCTGCCAGTCCTGCAGATGCTGAATGAGACGCTGCAGCGCCGTACGGGTCTCAGTGATGCTGCGAAGGGGCTCGATCCAAAGGCCCTCCAATCCTCGACGATGATCGGCGTAGAGGCTGTGATCAACGGGGCGCAAGAGCGCACTGAACTGGTTGCTCGCGTCCTTTGTGAGACTGGTTTCAAAGACCTGTTTACCGGCTTGTACAATGAGATCTGCGAGAACCCCAACCAGCAACGCACCCTGAAGATCCGTGGCAAGTACATCCCGTATGACACCGGGACGTTCGATGCTTCGATGGCGGTCGAGGTCAACGCCAATCTCGGCAAGGGCTCGGATCTGACGCGCATGCTGGCGTTGAACCAAGTCAAGCAAGATCAGCAGCTGATCGTCCAAACTTACGGCCTTTCCAATCCGGTGTGCGGCATTCCAGAACTCCTCAACACCATCACCGACATCCTGGCGATCGCCAATGTCAAAAACGTCGGGCGTTACTTCAAGACCCCGACACCGGCGCAGATGCAGGCGATCAACAGCGCGCCGAAGCCGCCTGACCCGAACCTGATCGCCGCGCAAGCGCAAATGGAGAAGGTTCGCTCCGACACCGCCAAGGCGGTCGGGCAGCAAAATCTCGACACCAAGAAGCTGCAGTCGGAAAACCTGCTCAAGCATCTGGCTCTGCAGGCCAAGACCGAATTCGAGTTCCAGAAGCTTCAAGTCGACGCCAATGCGGCGCACGTCGATCATGCGACCAAGCTCGGCGCGCTCGGCGCGCAGCTGATGAAGTCGCAATCGGACTCCGATCAGGCCGACACCCAGAGCCAACTCGACATGGCCGGCCAGCAACAGGCGTCCGACGACAGCGCGAGGCAGCATCAGCAGGCGATGAGCCAAGCCCAGCTCAAGGCCGCCCAGATCGCCTCGGCGCATATGCAGGCCATGCACAAGATTGGTTCAGGCCACGTTCAGGCTATGACGCAGATGGCGGCTAATCATCATGCTCAAATGACTGGTCACGCGGTGAAGGGGGCCGGTATGGTGGTCGGAGCTCTTGGGGAAGAGCGCAATCGTGAACATGAGTCGAGTGAGAATGCCCTTGACCGAGGTCATGATGCTCTTACGACTGCAGCTACGTTATCGCAGCAAGAAAAGATCGCGAAAATGAAGCCAAGGCCACAACCATGAGCTGGCTTGAGAAGCTTGCCGATCGTTGGACGCCAGAACCAAATACGGGATGCTACTTGTGGACCGGCGCTATAGCGAACGGTGCCGGGCACGGGCGCGTAAGCGTTTCATGGAAGAAACAGAAGCTTGTCAGTCGTCTTGTTCTTGAGGAGGCGATCGGGCCTCCACCGGCAGGGAAGCCTCACGCTCTACACAACACGCGGAACGGGTGTGTTGGCGGCCCCTGCATCAATCCTGATCATCTTCGATGGGGCACGCATCTGGAGAATATGCGGGATATTTTGCCCGCCGATCGCAGTGAGCAGATGCGCCGGGCGAATGCTACTCGGAAGGCAGCGCGGCCATGAACGACATTCCGCGCGCCGACGCTCAGGTCGTCAAGGAGCTTGCCAGGGAGGCTCAAAGCCTGAAGGACAACCGGGCTTTCACCGTGGCGATGCAGATTTTGCAGAAGCAATGGTACGGCGAGCTTCTCGATCCCAAGACCGACGAGGAGCAGACGAGGAGGCTACGCGCTCAGTTGATCGTGTTGGAGGCCATTCCGCGCATGCTCGATAGCCTGATCGCCAGCCAGACAATGGCGCAGAAAGGACAGCTGAATGCCCGAGGGCTATGACGAGGCCGCGCTTGCGTTCTCGAATGAGATCGCGCCCCAGGTCAAGCCGCGCGATCACCGCGGCCAGTTCATTCCAGAGAACTCTCCGCCAGAGGCGATGTTCGCGCTCAGGCCGATCGAGGGAGATCCGCTGACCGGCGACACGCGCGACGGCGGCGACAATCTGAGGCTGCGCGCGCGGGAAAGGGAGATCGCAGATGGTCGGGTTGACGAGGGGCAAGACGGCGGGGATGAGCCACGATCCCGCCGCGCGCCCGCCGAAGAGAGCGGGTCGCGTGGCCAACGACGTCGCGCCAATGGTGAGGAGCGCGGTGATGCCGCCGCCGACGAAGGACACCCAGGAGCCGAGGTTGAGCCGGAAAGCATCTGGGACATCGCGGCCGAAGGGCAAGACCTTCTACGGTCAGACCAGCACGACCCGGCCGAGAGCGAGCGGGGAGACGCCGATGGGCTGTCCGAGCGCGACTCCCAGGCCGAAAAGTTCGAAGTAACCGCGGACGGCGAAACCTTCCACATCACGCTCGACGAAGCCTTGCGCGGCTATGTGCGCGAGGCGACGTTCCACAAGCGGATGGGGGCGTTGCAGCAAGGTCAGCGGGAGCTCGAGGGCGCGGTCGGCCAGCTGAGGGCCAATTATGCTCAGTGGCACCAGGATCGGCGAAACTACGAGGAGGATCTCGCCAATCTCGTCCCGGCCGAGCCCAATTGGGATCAGGAGTTCGCCACCAACCCGCATCAGGCCTACGCCACGCGCAAGGTTTTCGAGACGATCTACGGCAAGCTCAATCAGTCGCGCGCGATGCGCGCTCAGCGCGAGCAGGCCCAGGCGGCCGAGGCTGATCGACAGGTCGCCGATTACGCAGTAAAGGGGTTTGAACGCTTCGTCATGGACAACAAAATCCCTGACGAGGCGACGCTGAAGAAGAATTTGCAATCGATGCGCCGTACCGCATCGGCGGCCGGCTTCAGCGAATACGAAGTGGCCACAGTCTACGACCCGCGAATGCTCACGGTGTTGTTGAAGGCCAGTAAGTACGATCGGATGATGGCGGCCAAACCACGGGCTGTTATCGCCGGCAAGGGTCGAACGCTTACTCCTGGCGCCGCTACCCCCTTCAACGGGAATGGACGCCGGTCAGGGCTCGACGAAGCATTACGCCGTCAGGCGGGCAGCGGGTCGCTCGACGACACCGCACAAGTGTTTCGACGATTGCTCTAACCCGGGAGATCTCCCTTGGCCAAAGTCACCAATGCCTTCACGACCTATATGGCCGTGGGCAACAGAGAAGATTTGTCTAACGCCATCTACAACATCGATCCTTTCGACACGCCGGTCATGTCGGCGGCTAGACGTCGCAACGTCAAAAATCGGTTCTTCGACTGGCAGACTGAGTTCCTGCCTCTCGTCGCGCCGCCTTCGATTACCGGCGCGTCCAATCCGAACGCGCAAGTCGAAGGTTTTGTGCTCGCCAATAGTCCGGCTCAACCGACCATCCGGCTGCAGAACGCGACCCAGATCTCCGAACGCGACGCCACCGTGTCAGGCTCGCAGGAGGAGTCGGACGCCGCCGGCAAGTCGTCGGAAATGGCCCACCAGATGGCCATGGCGGCCAAGGTGCTCAAATCCGATATGGAGACGGCGTTGTGTTCGCGACAGGCGCGCAACGATGGTGTCGACGGCACCACGGCGCGGGTTACTGAAGGCTTCGCGCACGCGCTGGGCGCCGCGGTCAGCAAGCTTGGCGCGGTCGGCGGGGCGGTTGCCCCCGATACCAGCCTGACCGGCTTGCCGGCCACCCAGTATGCCGCCTTCAACGCCCCGGCGACGCCGGTGCAGCTGCAGGAGGAGTTCCTCGGTAACGCGATGCAGCAGGCGTACGTCAACGGCGCGAGTCCCAGCCTGTGGGTGGTGCCCCCCGGCCCCAAGCGCACCGTCAGCACGTTCGTTGGCCGTTCGACCACCCAGGTGCTCGTTGGCAAGACCGAGGTGGTGTCGACGGTCGACGTGATCGCCACCGACTTCGGCCGGGTGAAGTGCATACCTTCTCGCTGGGTTGCGCCTGATGTCGGGCTTCTGATCGACCCCGACTATCTCGCGGTCGGCTTTTTCCGGGCGTTCCGCCAGTATCTGATGGCGCGCACCGGCGACGCTGAGACGCGGATGATCGTGGTCGAGTGGGGTGTCGAGACGCGCAATGCGCTCGCGCACATCCTGTTCAACGGCATTGCTCAAGCGACGCCGTAACATGGGCGAGGCGCGTCGTCGTTATGTCGCGCGCGACGGCGTCGCGCGCAGGACGTTGTTCGACAGCGAGCGTCCGGACGGGTTCGTCATCCATACAGCGATGGATGTCGAGCCCGTTCTCGACTCGATCGCCCGGGATCGCGAGATCATGCCCAACAATGGGGTGAACAAGCTGCTCGGGCGCCTGCCGATGATCGTGGTCGAGGATCTGATCCGGCGGGGGATCTATGACGATCGGGACGCCTTCGATCGCTGGTGGAACACCATCGAGGCCAACCCCTGGCGGATCTGGGGAGGGCGCATTTGATGGCGGATGAGTACCTGAAAGGGCCCCGCCTGTTTGAGGAGGAACGCGGCGGTCTGGCGTTTCGGGAGGTTTTCACCCCGAACCGGGAAGGCCCGCTGCCGCGCCCGCGCCCGTCCGGTAAGGGCGGGCCATCGGTGATCCCGACGCCGGTTGTGAGTTCAGTGTGGTCCGCTTCGGATGCCGCCGCCAACGGCATGGCGCTCACCAATGGCGGGCTGACGGTGA